ATCAGCAATTTTAAATTCTTCAGCTTTGATCTGAGTGATGATACTTCTAATTTTCTCATCAATTTCGACCATATCCAGAGTATATTTTCCGTGTTGATTATACTCATACTGCCACCCTAACTCCAAGGACCTCTTTTGTTTGTATAGGTCTTCGGTCATGACTAACCTCCTCATAGGTTATTCTGTTAGGAATATCTCTAAACATTCCTGTTGATTCCCAGTTTACACTTTTTTCTCCTAGTTTGTCAACAATAGATTTTTCAATAGAATTGGGATTATCTTCAGCTAAAATTTGAAATTTAGTGTGATAATCGTAGGCCCAGATATTTACTTGATATTCCTTCATTTCTTCTTTCTATTTGTAGATTGTGGCGGAACAATGTCCCGCCACAAAATATTATTTTATATTAAGCACCTTGAACGCCAAAGATACCTCTATAGTCGGATACACCAAAAGTGTATCTTTCTCTAGCTTTGTATCTTACGTTGCCAGTATCGAAATCACCTTCCATCGCTGTTTTGATGGGAGTTCTCTCGAAGTACTTCATTCCATTTGGAACATCAGTGATAAGGTACCAAGAATCTGCATCAGTTAAGAAATTGTTCACTCTGTAACCTTGAGGAACCATTCCCATAGAAACGATTGCATTGATATCATTATCAGCCGTGCCAGTTCTACCTTGTGACTTCATAAGTCTCTCAGCATTAAATTGGTTAGCCGGTGGAATGACCATTTTCATTCCTCTAGCCGCAATTTTTAGACCTCTTTCATCTGTCATTGAGGTAATGTCGATTAGACCTTGCTCCAATGAAGTTTCATTCAAGTCTGCTTGAGTTGTCAAAGTATTACTAACTGTTCCAGCGATTGTTGGGTGATTAGTCGCAAATAATGCAGACCCATCTCCTGAGAGATAAGATGCCGTTTGCGGTAACCCATTAATCAATGGATCAACTGCTTTGATTTGTTTAGTATTCGCCATGGATCTAGCTAATGCTTTTGTATATCTAGACGCAAGTCTATCGTACAAATTATCCTCGATCGCTTCTTCAGTGATCGCGAATGCTAGTGCAATAGTTTCCATCGTGTATCTTGCAGTATAAGTCTCTTGAGCATTGTCAAAAGTTACTGCAGAACCTTCAGGTTTAACTGCTGCATTTGCAAAACCAGATAACATAACTTCTTCTTCGAACGCTCTGTCCGAAGTTTCTGTTACGTATACCTCAGCATGCTGATTTTCATAACGTTTATATTCCAGGCCGAATAAAGCATTCAAACCTGGCTCTAGTTCTTTAACTAGTTGTCCTCGTGATATAGCCATGTTATTCTCCTATACTCCATTCACCGCTGATTTTAACCAGTGTTCATTAACAGTAACAATCCAATTTACATTGGATGCACCAATTTCATTGTCTGCTATGTTTTTTGAAACGCCTAGTACTTTAAGTTGACCGCTTGCCGTAGAAGCAGTTGCGTCATCCAAACTAACTTTTGAAACATAGTTAGCTGAATCTCCTGCTACGTAAGAGATATCGTAGTTCATAAAAACATCCGTCTGTGCTGACGCACCTGCGTTGTTCGATTTGATCTCGAATCTCTCATAAGGGTCATCTGCTACGAAACCAACAATATCAGTTGCCGCATTTGCTGCAGCGAGATTGTTAGCCCACGTAGGCTTGCTTGTTGTTGAATCAGTGTAGAAAATACCGTTCAATCCACCTAAGATAGTTTCGCCTGCTACCGCTCTTACTATTACTCCATTGGAACTAGCTTTCACTGGATCCTGGAAGAAAATAGCATTAGTCGTACTAGCCGCTACTGTATACTCAGATAAACCTTGGTTATCATCATTCTGTCCAACTTTACCGATTGCTCTTAAGCCGAATCGGTTACTTGTATTTGCCATGATGGCCTCCTTAATTGACCTGCCCTTTCGAGCCTCCAGTCATTGTTTATCTTACCTTTTGTGGTTGGGAATCGTTAAAAAATTAACTTTTCTTTGAGCCACCAAAAGCTACGCGAGATTGTCTATCAATATTGATAGGCATACTCTGATGCTCTTCCTTCATAAGATCGTTGTCTAGCGCTTCTACTTTATCATTATGTTGTTTTGCATAATGATCAGCTCTGGCTTGCACGATCTCGTCCGGTACTCTAGCGAGCACTAGGCCTCCAACTCCGATCACTCCCTTATATTTGCCGTCTTCAACTACTGGATAACCGCCGTCTGGATATTCATCAGATCTAACTAATTCATATCCTGATCTAATTCGACCTTGGACATTTTTAACGTCCTGAAAGCCCATAGACTCAGCTCTTATCCACCTGTGCTGAAAACCTGTTGGCGCAGGGGGTGCATCTAAAGATGATGGTGGAGTCCAAACTTTTTTCTGAGATTTCTTTTCTCTAGTTTGACTCGCACGGGGGGTTTGTTTGGTTTCTTTTTCCATATGCTTATGCCTCCTTCGTGATGTTTAATTGTTTCGCATACTCTTCAAGTGGCACACCTAATTTTCTAGCGATTGTAACTTGTGAGGGTGTGAGTCTCACTGTTTTGCGACCGGGTTTCACGCTTCGCTTCGCTGAAGCTACTGTTTGCGTCGGTTTAGTCGTATCCGTTACATCTATCTTACCAAACTTATGGGGGAAATCAAGCTTTATTCTTCTATCAATTTCCGCATAATATTCGTCACTTGATGGATCAAAGCCTTCTTTTTCAGTTAATGTTTTATGAAGATCAAAGGCAGTGTAGGTCATGGCATTATTTTGGCCAAACCATTCATTTTTTTCTGCCCAAGACTCAGCTTTAGGATCGGGTGTCCCTTTTGCTGTTAACTGTCTAGCAAGACTTGGTTCCTTTCTCTTGGCTTGTTGTTTATTATACTCTTCTTGTGCACTTTTAGTTTCAGTAAGTTGTGCTTTTTTAACACCCAGTTCAGATATGTCTGTTAAAGCAGTTGTTTCTGCGGCTAGATCATTTGCTTCTCTAGCAGCAGCAAGTTTTGCTTTTGCAGCTTCTATTCCGGATGCAATACGTTCTTCTGAAACAGACAAGAAACTTGGCTCAAGCTTAGAGATTTTAGCATCAGTTTTTTCTTTTGCTTGAAGCACTCTTTGCGCATAGCCGATGGCTTCATCTTTTTGCCGTTCTGCTTCACGCATTTTTTTAGTTAGCTTAGCTATTCTTTTCTGAACACTGTCAGAGTATTGTTCTAATTCTTTTTCTTTCTCGTCTTTAAATTCTTTTTCTACTTTTACTTCTTTCTCTTCTTCTTTAACTACTGGGTCTGCACCTCCTAAGGGTGCATCTTTTTCTTCAACTACTTCTCTAACCGTAGGCTCTTCTTTTTGAACAACCTCTTTTTCTTCGATAATAGCTTCGTCTTTTTTTTCAGTTATATCAACATCCACTTGTGGACCGGATGTGTCAATATCTACTGTCTTCTTTTCTTTGTCTTCTGGCATAGTTATCTCCTATGTTGTTAATATTGATGAAATATATCTTCAGGGTTATCGATGGTTGCTAAAACTTCATCGTCGTTTAGCAATCTTACTTCCCCACCATCTATCAGGATTCTTGATCCTGCATATCTTGCAAAGATTACCCAGTCTCCCTCTTTACACCAAGGGCCTTCTGGGAATTTTTCTTTGTCATAGCAATGTGGTCCTGTTTTTAAAACAAGTCCACAAGTTGAAGCGACTTGTGATCGCTCAATAGTTTCATCAGCCAACACTAAACCACCTTTAGTTTTTTGTCCTATCTTGAATGGTAGAATTAATATTCTCCATCCAGTGGGGGTTGGAAGCTTGCCTGATTCTTTATTTTGTAGAGATTCGAAAGATTCTCTTTGTTTTTTAGTTTCGGTTTTTTGAAAATTTTTATATTTATCTAATAATGCGGGCTTAGTCGGTATTGGCGTCGGCGTTGAACTTGATAACGTTTTCACTTTTTTGCTCCTTCTTCTTCAGCAGGCTAGAGATATCCTGTGATATTTTATAATAGGCATGTGCCTGTCCCATCATATATTTGTATTTTTCCATATTGTCAACCCCTCCTGCGATCATTGCATCGCCGATTTGTTGATAGAGTTCTTTCAAATTTCTTTGTACTTTCGTTAGTATTACTAATTCATCCATTATTTTTTCTTTCTATGATCTTATGAATCCTTTCGGTTTAAAGTCTGGTCCATAATATTTATCGTAACTTTTATTACTTACTGTGACTCCACCTAAACTCGAGTGATTAAAAGAGCTACCAATATAATTTTTCTGAGCTTGTTTAATCATAGGATTAGTTCCAGCTGAAAAATGTTTTCTACCTTCTAAGGCTGCTGTTCTTGCACTTTTAACAGGGGGCTTCTTCTTTTTCCCCTGCATAATTTGCTGAAGTTTTTTAATTGCTTTATTAGCCATTAGACTTTTGATCTAGCTCCAACTAACGTGATATTAGCATTAGAAGCTTTATTATCAATTGCTCTTCGGCCTTTAGTAATGTTAATTGGAATTGCATGTGCAGAACCAGTCGGTGATAAACCTGAACTAGCTGGTGTTGGAGGAGTTATTCCTCTTCCGTTACCTGCACTTGTAGGTCCATTCTTGATTAAGATAGAAGTGTTTATTCCTCTTTTATTTGTCATTACTTGATCTCCTTTCCGAAACCATGTGTTGCTACTCCGGTAGAACGTTTTCTAGTCACACGTCCACCTTTTTTTATTCCTTGTC